GATACTACGCGCTGGGGTTGAACTGATGCTGATCCGCACGCGCTACCGCGATATTCCATACGCAGAAGTAACGCGGATCCATGAATCCTTGGCCCCCGGCAACGAGGGTTTCTGGGAAACGAAACAGCGTGGGGCCTTCATTCCGTGTCACATCTTTTCGCGTAACCACCTTCTCGTCAGGCTGGTTATGCACGGAGCCGTCACATCTCCCTGCTCAACGTCATAGAGACACCACCAGGCGTGCCCAATTGGTGCGGACAGCCGTGTTATCGTGTAGTCGAACTGGATGGGAAGCCGGTGCGGCGAGGGGGCTGGATCTGCTGCCACCTGGCCGAAATCGGGGATTAGCCAGCCTGGAGTTGCGCCACGCGTTCTCTTGCCGCTTGTGTCAAATGCACGTAAGTCCGCTCTGCCGTCGCCGCGGAGATTCCCAAACACCACGCTATTTCCTGCGTAGAAGCCCCCCGAGAGGCTAGAACGGATGCCCTGGTATGGCGGAGGGTGTGCGGCGTAGCCAGGGGCAGCCTGGCGTCAACGAAGGCCCTTTTCAGCCGCCTTTGAACTTTTCGGACAACGGTCCGCTGGTTCCTGCCAGCAACCCAGCTTTGGATGAGAGCGACATTGGGCAGCAGCCGTTCGGGGAGAGCGATGACCAGATCGGCGCCGGTTTTCTCGGTGCGGAGCCAGAGTTGCCCATCGTGAACCATCTCAGGCGCGACCCGGAGCGCATCGCCGAGCCGAAGGCCCGTTGCGGCCATGACTTCCACCAGTGCGTAGCAGGCGAGGGAGGCGTGGCCGTTCGGCGACGCCAGTTTCTCGAGCAGGGCCTCAATCTGTTCCGGCGTCAGTGGTACGATCGGCCTGGAGTGAGCTTTCGGGGCCTCAAGCCCAGCGGCCGGGTTCTTCACAGTCCAGCCCTGCGCTTGCGCCCACGAAAAAAACTGCCGGACAATCTCTGCCCGCTTGACTTTGGTGGCGCTGGCAGGCGCGCCATAGCACAGGCAGAATCGCTCGACATCCTGGCGCGTGACCCGCGCAAGAGTCACCGGCGTTCCTAGGAATCTATCGAGCGCCCGTAGCACCGCATCGTATTTGCTAAGCGTGCGCGACGCCCTACCCAGGCTTTCGAGATGCGCGACCCAGCGAACCCGAGCGTCAGACAGATTGGGAGTTTTCGCCCTCATGGCGCTCCTTCAAAAATCGCTGCCCCACCTGCTTCAATTTCCACGGATCTTTGAGTTTCGTAAGGCGCAGCCTGCACCCACGGGGGACCTTCTTCCGTTTCAGCCACAGTTCGGCAACCGTAAACAGACGGGTGCGGACAGTACAGGATGTTTCCGAAAGCCTTATAGAGCTGGTAGTAAGGGTCGTCTGGCGTGCCATGGCCCAGCTCGACGTAGCGCGCCCCGTAACGGTCTCGCTCAAGCCACCATAGCCAGTGCCCGACCTCGTGCGGCAGCGGGTCCCAAAGTTCCCCGTCCACCGTGTAGCCGGCGGCAAAGTGAATCTCCGTAGGATATGCCCGGAAGTACGCCCCCCAAACGCGGCCTCCTTCCTGGAAACTTGCGCCGGGATGTTCATAAACCACCAAAGAACCGGCATCTTCGATGGCCCTGAACCGATAGGGATTGGCCCGTCCGGTTGGCGCTTCGAGCCAGTAGCCGTAGAGCCACATTTTCTTGTTGGCTTCTTCCCACGCTCGAGTGAGCCGCGCCCAGGTCGCGCAGGGGTTGGCAGAATGGATTGTCACGTTCCTCGGGATGTCGCAAGCGACCGCGAGGCTGCAACAGAAAAGTAGGATTACGATGATTCTCATTTTAATTTTCCTTTGGCCTAAACAGAATTAAGACATAATTAAGCCTAATTTATGGCAAAGGGAAATAATGGGGACTTATATACATCACTCCACCGGCTGCTTTGGGCCGACTCTCCCATTCGCAAAGCGATGATCGTTAGTCTGCCGAGCGCAAAACTCCGTAATATCCCCGAGACAACCAGCACTGTAACCCGTGTTTGGCAGCGGGAAAAAGCAATACTACCGCCAAGGTCCATACCAAGAAATCGTCCCAACAGGCTGCTCGGGTCGCTTGTTCTCCACAAGCCAGCGCTTCGTTTTGCCAAGGTATCCCGTGTCCACAAACCGAATAAATTCAGCCATTGTGCTTCCTCTCTTTCAACCATTTCCATAGATCAGCAGCAAGCAGTGGGTACTCATCTTCACAAGCATTCGCGTAAGCTGCGGCTGCGATTCTGCCGAATAAATCGTGGGTCAGATCGAGGACGAAGTAATGGCATCTGTGGTGTTTTTGGCCCGGTTCCGACTTCCCGTCGGTTCTCTCAACCTTGAACTTCTCGTAGAGTCCTTTTGTCTTATTACCCATTTGCTTCTTCCTTTCAAATGCGCAGCACAAATCCCGGAAGCCGTGATAGTCGCAATAGGTTTCTCTCATTTACGATCCGCTGGAGTCATGTATATAAGTCCCCTTCAGAAGCCATCGGCACCGGACGGACGCCAGCAAAGGCTCGTTGATTCGCGCCGGGGCATGCTCTGTAAGAAGGGTTTGAAGTCCATTTTGAATTGCTCCCATTCGTAATCCTCAGTTGTCCCCGGGTGGGACACGCCCACTTTGGATTACTTGGCCTATGGGAGTCTTTGGTTTGGGATTGGGGAATTTTTGGTTTTCTTGGGTTTTCCTGGGCCTGCGCCCCGTGCCTTTGCAAGATGGGCAGGTCCAGTACCCGGTAATCCATGCGCCATTGGCACTCTTCTGCCAAATGCCTCCTTCCCCTTTGCACGTCCCGCATTTCTCACTTGGCTCGTCGGCCATCAACATCCTCCACGTAGCGGTATTGCCCGGTCTCCAGATTCAGTATTAACCAATTCTTCGCTGAGACGAACCAGATCTCGGATTTCGGCAGATTATCATCGGCGATGATCCTGAAGAATTTAGTCTGCATAACTGCTTGGATCATCGGCGTCCTTCCCCTCCATCCGGCCAAACCTTATTCAAGAACTCTTTTGCGGCGGCCTCTCCCGGCAGCGGCTTTTCTTCAAAACCAGTGCCTTCAGCGCGCAAGTATAGCTTGCCCCACTCCCGATGCCGAATCATCGCGTGGGCGAACTGGGCACCACCACGGTTCAGCCATTCCTTACGTCCTAAGCATAGGTACATCATTCGCTGATACCCGTATTTGACGCGATCATTGGCCCAAAGTTCAAAGAACGTCCTATTTGCTTCAGGACCGCCGCGCCAATTGCACACCACCTTGGGCAGCCCCAGCAGCCAGCGGTGCAGTGGGAAGTATTGCAGGGCCAGCATGTGGCCGACGCCTTCCCAGGCATAAGCGATTTCTTCCGGGAAAACCTTGGCTCCAAATAGGTATTGGAGGTACTCGGCGTTGAAGCCCCTTGCCGCTACTTCGCCTGCCCCATAGCCAACCATGACAATCTCAGGCCCGGCGCAGCCAGAGCCGATGATCGCTTCGGGACCAAGCCCGGCTTCGCCAAGCATCCCCAGCCGCGCCCCCAACGCCTCCATCTTCCACAGCGCGACCACCTTGTCGTGGATCGTACCGTTCGCGGCGTTGCCGTGAATCCTGTTGATCCGCTCCACGATCTGCGCGGGCGTTAGATGGCGCGGCAAGAGCCGCTGGGTAACGTGCCGGAATGCGGGAAGGGATGCGAGGAAGATCACTTTTGGCCTGCGGTTCTCCTGTCATCAACGATAATGGTTCCCACAAGAATGATGTTGACGGAAAATGGATCCGGAATTGAATCGGCTGACATGATCTGCATATAATCACTCTCACCGTCCAAAGTCTTTGAGATCGCAACTCTTAGGACTGTAGCCGGGTGCGGCCTTGTTTCTTTGCCCATCATCTTCCCTCCTTTCCTCCGCCGCTTGCGGGCCTTCTTCACGCCAACATCAAATCCAGGAGTGCACCGATAGTCCCAACCTTGGTGCCAGCACACTCTTTGCAGACGTGACGACCTTGTCCCCAAACTCTGGCTTGTGGTGAATGGCGGTAAAGGTCATCGAAGGAGTAGGCCATGTGCGCAGTGCATTTGTCTTTCCGGCAAATTCCGCACCTGTCCAAGTGTTCGTTCTCAGCACTACACTCATCACAGACGTTGACCTGGACGGCCCGCGTAACAGTTTGTACGGACATTTGTTCTCCTCCCGCTTTAAGATGGGGCCAACTTGCTACCGGTCCCGCGACCGGCGATGTCATTTCTTCCCGCGCTTCCACGGACATTGCGGGATCAGCCGGCGTATCTCGCCCGCAGACGGGCCGTCATAGTCTAGACCTACGCCGCCAAGCTCCGCTCGCAACTGCTTCTCCAGCCGCTTCCATCCAACAGCCGAGTACCACTGCCCAGGTTCATTCGTACTTATCGCCACCACCAACCACGCCATATACCGTGCAATAGTGCCGCGCTCCCACCATTCTCCCGGCGAACGGAAACGCTTCACGTATCGCAGCCCTTCATCACAGGCGGAGCGGCGCCCGCAATACTGAACGAATGGATGTGTTTCCTTCATGCCTCACTACTTTGGAGCAGTCCGTTCCTCAACCGAGAATCCAGCCCGCCCCAAAGCCTTTTCTCCCGTTGTGTAAAGCGTAGTTGCCTCGCTCGCATTTGTGGCGAGCGATCCTTCCACTAGAAAGCCGACTGATTTGGGTGGACGCTTCTTCCATGCGATTCTGATAGCGTCTTGAAAAGTGCTGGCTTCCTGCTCCCACCGCTGACCTGCAGTCTTGAGTATCCACTGCATTGCTCACTCCTTTGCCGCTTGCTGGATTTCAAGGCTTGCCGGCCGCGATTGCAACTTCCACCGCTTCGCAGACTCGGGCGCGCTCCGAATCGCTATCCGGCATGGCAAACTCCGAGTGGTAGCCACACTCTTGCATTACGTTGCGGACCAGATCAGGCTTACTCTCCCGGAAGCCCGCCATCGCCGTCTTGAAGTTCTGCTCACTCAGACCCGGCCGATCATCCTGCGCGGACGCCTCCGGCTCCGGTGCCGCTTTCTTTTTTCTCTGCCGTTCCGTGGCGATGCGGCCTTTCAGCGCCTCCGTCTTCGCTGCGGTCTTTCGGGCCGTTTTCTCCTGCGTTTGTTCCGCACTCTGCCCAGGGGCGTAATCAATCCAGTTTTTCTCCCCGGCCCGAATCGTCTTGAAGATGTTCCGCAGCTTGGTGATTTCGGCTGGCGATGCCTGGCCCAGTGGATGCCCCAGGAACTCCACAAGCATCTCCGAGCTTATGTTGATCTCCCCAAACGCCACGAGGATATTCTTTTTCTGGCCTTCGGGATCTTCTGCCGCTTGGTTCTCCAGCGTCTCGTTCGCCATCGCTACGGCGTCCTCGATATAGTCGGGCCGCATGATCGCTCGAATGCAGTTGCGCTCCGCGCGCGCTCCGATGTTGTTCACAAGCTCGCGCAGATCGCGCTCGTCGGGGATGACCCATTTTGTGGAGCCGTCCTTTTGTTTCCGCTGAATCAGTTTCCGCACCGTAGCGTCTTGGGACTGCGCTCGGTTCGTCTCCATGTCCCAGGCGTAAGCCCGCAGGTTCACGTTTTCCGGGTCCTGCGCGATGATCACGAAGCCGCTCCGACAGTTGCCCCAACAGCGCGCCATCTCCCGCATCAGATAGATGCTCGGGCCGGAGATCGTTTGCCCGCCCCTGGGGTATTCGTAGGTGGCCATCTCCGCCATCTTGGGACGTCGCATGGATTTGATGATCTTCTGGAACGCGCCGTCTTCGTCTCGCGGGAAGCGCTTCGCCAAGATTACCGCAGCCTGAATTTCCTGAATGGCCGCCGCCGCTATACCGGACGGAGCCACTTCCTTTGCCAGCGCGAATTGCGGCTCCGGCAAAGCCAACTCGCGCATCTCTTGCTCTTCGCCGCTTAGCGGCATTCGGCTAAGTGCTTCGTTTTCCTGTGCCATCAGACCTCCTATGACTTTATCCTTGTTTCCAAAATCTCACAGATCGTATATCTGGAAAAATCCCCGGGTTGATCGCGCACATATTGCTGCGCCAATTCTAGATCATCCAGAACATAAATGAGCCTAACTTCCCATTGGAGCCCAGGGAAAACCTGGACTTCTTTTATTACCAGGCAAGCAGGTTCCCCAGGCGACTGATCCGTACCAATTACGACGAAGCCACCAGGCAAAGTTTTGTCCAGGGCCTCTTGGACGCTGTTCACTCCGTAAGGATATGTTATTCTCACGAAAACACCCTGAAAAACTCCCGCCCTGCGCTAGGAACCTCCACCTCCGGCAAAATCTCTGGGTGCTTCTGCCTTACCAGTTCCGGGCTGATCCGCTTCCCTGGCCGCCCCTGCCACGAGTACACCCGGCCGACGCCTGAGTCCACGCGCTTCCGGTCTCCGACGCCGACCTTCAGTGCCCCTTTCGTCTCATCGAAAAGCTCTTGAGCCTCTTCCACAATTGCCCGCCGCTCGTTGTATTCGGCCACCAGCAAGGCCAGGGAAGAGTCCCGCACCATTTCCCCTTCTTCGCCGACTTCCTGGGCTTCCAGGGCCGCCAACTCTGCCCCGCGGCAGGTTATACGGAATGGGCAGGCCCGGCAGCGAGGGTCTTTGGCTGGCAGCGGCTCAGGCAAGGGGCCGTTCTCGATCCTGGGCCACTCCTCCACGCCGGCCTCGAACAGCCTTTGGCAAAGCTCTTCGTCTCGGGCCACGTCGAACCACAGCAATTCCCAGCCGTCCGGCCACAGAATAGCGAAGCTGCCCCACAGAAAGCGTGTCACCATCATGGCCCATTGGAGTTGCAGAATGTAGTCCGGGCGTAGCCCGCCCCGCTTCGTTCGCAAAAACTCTTCCCGCCGCATGGTTTTGATTTCCAGCGGCCCAGGAACCTGAAGCTGCGGGTGCTCGATGAACCTGTCGGCGTGCACCGCGAGGTATGCATGGTCTTTGTGGCGACGTACCACGCGCGGCCTGATCAGTTTGCGTCCGGTAGCCTTCTTGTACATCTTGGCTGCCACCGGCTCCAGGACCTTGCCTCTTTCGAACACCGCCGGGCTGTAGGGGAAATCCTCCGGCGTCCCGCGCTTCTGATAGTGTAGCCGCCGCTTGCAGCCCCAGCCCTCGTTCAGCAAGGAGGCGGCGTCTGATCCGCCCAACATCGTCCGGTGCTCGGTTTCAAAGTCCATCGCCTAATGCCGTTCCCCCCTCCTCCATAGCGATATCCTCCCGGCTGCCGATTTGTTTACCCCGCCGAAGAATAGTCCCATTTTCATACAGGTGTGCAAACGAATCGTTGAACTCGTCGAAGTCCTGTTGGCGAGCTATTGCTCCCTCCCACGGCCTGCCGTCTTTAATGGAGCCGATCAAAAGAAAGGGCTCACCGCGAAATCTTATCCGATACGTTTCGGCGCTGCCAAGGTACGCTTTCAGCACTTCCTGGATTTCCTTTACTCCCATTGGCCGCTCCTTTAGGTCGCTCGCGGGCTAGCACGGGAGCTGGCCCGCGAGCCGCCAGAGTCCGGGTCTGTCGCCACCCGGCGAGGCGTTCCGGCGCTGCTGGTCGCCAGGAACTCGTCAGCTTACCGCTGTTTCGCTCTCTTGGGCTGCTTCTTGTCCCAGTTGCAAAGTGCGCACCGGGAAGGCACATGCCCCTTGAAACGTTTCCGGCCGCAGTGAATGCATGCCCCTTTTCCGAGGCAATGAGCGGGGTGCATCCCATCCGGCCCACAGATGGAGCTGCGGATTCTATCTGTCATGGTCGGCTCTCTCCGCTCGATACTCCCATCTCTTTCAGCAGCTTCTTGTCCGCGACGGTCAGTTCCGTCTTCGCCCCGGAAAGTTTCCCCAGCCAGCATTCCAGCGGGAAGAGAACCTTGCCACCGCAGCCGGGACAGCGGAACAAGTCGTCGGTAAGGACATCGCAATCCAAGCAGATTCTTGCCTGCCGCAGCGGAATCGCCGTGCTGCTCATTTCACGAACTCCACCTGCGTGCCGCGACCATCGCTTTCCGCAATGGCAAATAAACCATCCTTGTGCGCCCGCCAGAAAGTCAGAGCGTTGCTTGGGCCCATGCTGGAAATCTGCTCGTCACTGAAAGCCTTCCACTCTGCAAGGCCATGGAACTCGCAGCCGATCTTCATGTGTTCATCCCAGATAATCACTGGATAACACAGGCCCAAGATTTGCAGAGGAGAGCGGGCGATTCTGACTTTTGGTGCGATTATCGCCCCGCGCAGGTCGCTCCCGCGCAGGTTGGCTTTCGCTCTGACGGCGGCTTCGACTGCGAGTTTCAGCGATTCCGCCTCAACCGAAAATAGTACCGGGCCATCGTATCGAGCCTTGATTTCAAACTTCATTTCATTCCTTCATCCCGCATCAGCCACGTCCACAGCTTCAGCAGGTTGGTAGTGTCCGGCTGACCGCCGCGCTCGATCCGCGACAGCGTGGCCGCATCAATAGACATTTCCAGCGCCATTGTCTGCAGCGTGATCCCGCGAGTAACGCGGTAAAGCGCCAGCGATTTCCCCAAGTTCGTTGTCCGTGTCATAGACGCAGACTAATCAGGCGCAACCTCATTGTCAAGGTTTTATCCTGCTGATCGTAAGATTGTAGGTACTAGGACTGTGGGGCTGGGGGTGGGTGAATTACTGCAACGTCGAAGTGCGGGCAGTCCGGCTCTCTGCTGTGCGGATCGCCGTCCCGGTGCCAGTTACCGGCCCAGCGTCCGCCCCAGCGCAGGCCGCAGTCTTCTCCGAGAAGCCCGAGACGGAGCCAGTCGGGGTCTTCCGGTGCCCAACGTTTCTTGATGGAAAGGTGTTGCGGAACAACGTCGCCAGCATGGGATTTATGGCAAACAGGTTGCGGAAGATGCTTGGAAGCAACGGTGAAGGAAACCAAGTTAGCGATGTTCTCTGACTGTTTTTTCTGCGTGCGTCCGGTCCCGACCACGATCATTACGAAGCCAAGTTCTTCGGCGGCACGTTTCAGGAAGGTGTCAAATTGCGGACGGATGCAGGAACAAAGATCATCAAGGGATCGGCCCATGGCTACTCCGTCAGGGGCAGGATCGCTTCAATGACAGGGTACGAACTCCAGTTACCGTCGTCCTCTAGCTTCACGTAGGTTCCAGCCTCATTTTGCGCCTTCGTCCCGACCCGGAATTTCCTGCCTGTCGGTCCGTGAGGGAACCAAGAGCCGGTGCCTTCCGAGAGAATCTTAAGCTCGTTCGCGCCATTGGTGGAGCGGAATCTGGCCCCAGTCAGCAATCTGTAAATAATGTCAATCTTTTGATCTGTCGTCATGGTAGAAGCCTCCGTTTTTCTTCATCCGAGACGGCCAGTGCGGCCGTCTGTTTCTCGAACTTCCCGGCCAAGCCAATATCTTTCAGGCCATGCCCAGCAAGGGCGAAACCGGCAATGGTCTTCTCGTAACTCCCTTCGGAAATCCCCATTGCGATAAAGGAAAGGCCAGCGAGAATTTGACCAGCGCCGCCGAGCTTCGTCTTGTGGCCGTCGAGCCTCTTGCAGAGCCAACTGAAAACCCGTTTCAAGAAGAATCGCTCAAGCCAATTCATTTCGTTGTTCCTCTTTTGCCATCTTCATGGATTCCTCCCGTGGTGGTGTCCGTCCGCTTCCAGCAAGGTTTCCACGCGCACAAGCCGCTCCCTGATCTCGACATCATTCTCCTCGGACTTTGCGCGATACTCTCGGAAGCTGGTTGCCAAACGTCCTACGTCGGCCTCGGTAGCGTAGGCGGTTTTCCCGTTGGAATTAGTCTTGCCGTTCCGCCGGCTGCGAATTGGCTGAACGACATCCCTCCAGAGCAAATAGACAATCACTGCCCCATAAGGCCCCAACGCCTTTGCCAACTCCGCCAAGCCAGACAGCTCTCCCTGCATCTATCGCGCCTCCGGTTGGTAGATTTCCGGCCCAGCCCTCTCCCTGAACGTCGGCCGTCTTTCGGTGAGCTTGGGAACGCCGCCATGCGCACGGCTTACGCGCATCGTGGCGATACGCGCCGCCATAGCGTCGAGCGTCTGGATGCGTTTGCGCATACTTTCATCCGGCAGCCGTTCCAATTCCCCGCGCCCCAGTCTTTGCGCCATCGGCGTGAGCAGCCGTTTCCGTTCTTTGCCAAGCTCGCTTTCCCACTCTCTGCGATATTCGGGCGGAACTTCGCCTGGCGGGAATCCGGCAATCGGTTGCCGCAAGCCCCTGTAAACCATCAGGCTGTAGCGCGTCAAAAGCCGCTCAACTGGATCGGTTACGCGGACCATGCCAGGAATAGGCGTCCCTTGGATCGAGGGCAGTTCCGTTTCTGTGCCAGGAATACGTTGTGTCGGGCGCTGCGGCTCTCCCGTGGTAGGCTTGATGCGCGCCGGTAAAGCTCTGGAAATTACCGGCAGGTTCGCCCCAGGCCCCTCGCGGATGGTTTGGTCGAAAAGAGTTTTCAGCGTGCTCAGTAACGCCTGTCCTGGGATGGCTTTGTTGAACTGCGTGGAGAGCTCCCGGCGAAGCGCGCGCGGATCGTTCTGCGGGTTCTGCGCTGCCTGGTAGAACGCCTTGAAAGTGCTGGTCGCCAGACCGCCCTCCCCGGTAAAAAGCCTTGCCGCAGGGATTGAAGCGTACCGCAATGCCGCCGCCGCTTTATCGGTATCGCCCTTCACGAGCGCCAAGAACCATAGCCCGGTCGCCAGCGGCTCCCTGCCAGAAATGCGCACGCGGTCGCCGTTTTCAGTAACGTACTCCATCGAATTGAAATCCGTGCGGTCGTAGAGCAATGAGTCGAGCAGTAGCAGCCCGCCGTATCCGGTAGCGGTCTTGGCGACGTAGGCTCCAATCTCCTCGGGCGTTGCTTTCCCGGCACGCAACTTCTCAAACAGCGGGCGATTGTAGCCCAGCATTTCGCCAGCCCAGCGGGTGAACTGAAACGGCCAGCGCCCGAAGGCGTCCACGACAAGCCTGCCTACCGTGGAGGCGGCCCAGCGTTCTTCGAGCTGCGATAGCGGCCGATTGAATCCCGCCTTATTGCCTTCACGGTTTGCCTCTTCGCGCGTGGCTTCCGGCAGTCGTTCGAAGAATTGTTTGATGAACGTCTGCCGACGGGCGCCTTCGAGCCTCATGGAATCGGCCGCCTTGATTGCGTCGCGGAAGATCGTTGCTGTCGCCACGAGCCGCTTCGCGCCCATGTCCATCGCACTCTTCGCGTACAGCGGGGCACCTTGCAGGATGTCGAAGGCCGCACTTGCCTTCGTAGTTCTGTATGTGAATGCACCGGGCCGCTCCAGTCGCTCACGCATCGTGAGCCTCCGGCGCTCGCCTGTCGGAACCCGGCCAAAGCGTTCGCCGCCCGCTGTCCGTCCGAACGCTGCCTCAATTTCCTGGTCCATCGGAATGCGTCGCTCGCGCCAGCGATTCCTCACCGCTTCTACGAAGCCTCGCACGGCGGGGAAACTCACCTGTCCGCTTCGGGTTGTGTAAACGAGATCATGCCCCAAGCCAGCCATGGCCTGCGGGCCCATCTCGCTTGCGTTCCCGATCGCGTCCAATGTCCAGGAACCCACGGATAAGAGATTCAGCCGCAGTTGATCCACGGCGTATCGCGCAGCGTCCGGCCAGCGACGCTCACGAACGGCATTGATGAGTCCGGTTGTTACAGGCTCCCGCTGGCGAATCGTCCGCACCCCGCGCAGTTGCGAGCTGGCTTGCGCCACCAGCGCCCGCGCCTGCTCCATCAGTTCGGGCAACGAGGTGCCTGGGGCGCCGCCTTTGCCAGGTCCAACTCCGGGGCCTTTGCCTTGGCCCGCGCCAGCCCCCAATCCCGGAGCCGCTTCTTCTCGCGGTAATCCGGCTTCTGGGCGCTGTTTTCTCTGGAGCGATTGGAGAATCCGCCCTCCCGCTGTCCCGGTTTCCTTGAAAAGGCGGCTGGCTTGATTCAGGTAGTCCACGGCAGACCGGCCCACTGCCGTAGCGATGTCGTCCCCCATGGACTGAGCGCTTTGCATCCAATGAACTGCGGTATCGTGAGCGTCCCTGAGGGCGTTGCGCGCTCGGTCCACGTCGGCCACGGAAATCTTCCGCTCGTAGGTTTGTTCGTAGCCGGGTCGCTCTGCCCCGTAGAATTCTTCTCGAATTTCACGCCGCACCGTCCCACGTTCAAACGTCTTCTCACCTTCGGCAAGAATCGTGCGCGCTGGTAAGGATAGGCGAGCCAGCATTTGCTCGACGGTTTCCAGTTTGCGCTCCAGCCGCACCGTTGGCCCCATTGTTCGCGCTGCTTCCCAGAGTTCCTTGAGGTGCGGTCGGATGCGCTCCCCTACGTTGCTGACCATCTCTTTCGACCAAGCCCCGAAGTCTCGCACGCCGCGCTCAATAATCACCGCTCCCAACTTCGCCAAGTCCGCCAGAATTGTCGGATCGAGTTCAGCCTGGAGCGTACCGCCAGAGGCCATCTCCCCAAACCGCTTGTTGATCTTCTCTCCTAAGCGCCATTGCTCCAGCCGCAGTTCGACGATCCGGTTCCAAGCCGCCACCGGCGTCTCTCGCTGGAAGAACATGCGGCCCTGGCTTGGCACGTCTGCGCGGGCAGCATTGGCAAACTCGCGTAGCGTCGCGGCGACCTCCGTAGGCTTGCGTGAAAGCAATTCTGCAAGTTGGCCGACTCGTGCTGGCACTTCACCGAAAAGGCCGCCTTGCGCCAGCATGTCGGATAGTTTCACGCCGCGAGCTTGCGCGGAGGCGATGAGCTTCCCAGCTTCCTTGACGTCACCGATGATGTTCCAGTCGTCTGTGCGGTTTTTTAGTTCCATCAGCGCCGGGATGGACCGTTCGAGCTTTGCCACAAGGCTTTTCGGCAACGCCCGCAGAGTTGGCACATCGTCAATGACACTCCCGAGAAAAGCCTTCTCTACAAAATCTTTTCCGGCGGAAGTCAGCAAGCCCTCGGGGGTAAAGTATTTCGCCCTTTCGGTTTCAGCAATCATGGCGTCTTCGGCCAGCACCTCGCGGATCATTTTGGGGTTCGCGTCGAAGACCTGCCGCAGAGTCGAATCTTCTCCGAGCTTGGCAAGTTCGTTCGCAATCCGATCTGCACTCGCCTTGCTGAGATTCTTCCCGGCACTAACCGCAGCCTCTTCCAAGCCAAGGGCTTTCGTAACCGGCGCATTCAACTCTTTGCCAATCCGCCGCATCCCCTCAACCCCGCTGGGCGCGGCTGTCATCTCCCGTACTAAGACTGGCTTCTCCAAAGCGTCAATCTGCGCTGGATCGAGACCGAATTCTTGGGCGTGTTCCCGCAGGTAGGCTTTGTAGTCCTCCCCCTTGCCTAGTTGATCGTATGCCCGCTTGAGGATCATCACTCGCCCATTGCCGCCCAACACTAAGCCAGTCGGATCGGTCATCGGAGGGCCATTCACATGCGTCGGATCGGTGTTGGCGATGCGCTCGGGCTTGAAGTTCTGGGCGCTCTGAATCACTTGCTGCTGGGCTTCCTTGCTGCCCCGGTAATCCCGTTCCTGGACGCCCTTGGGATAGCGTGGATTCTCTTCGAACGTCATGGCGTTGTGGGAAGCCTCCAACTCGTCCAGTTCCACGAGCTTGTACACTGCCGGATGCTGCGCTGTTTCCGTGTCCACCAGCGTCTCTCGCCCTCGGATGCCAACAATCGGTTGCCGTACTTCTGCTATAAGCCTTTCTGGACGCTCCTCTACCACTTCAGCCGTTACGTCAATTGCTCTACGCCTTTCACCCGCAAGTTTCCTACTTGCCTCCACATAGCGTTCAATCCCACCACCAAACCTAGCATTAGCAGCACGACCTTCCGCTAAATGGCGTTCAAATTGCGGCTGTGCCGCCTCCACGCGGGCCAATCCCTCACGAGCCTGTTCAGCAAAGACATCTGCTTCTACCGCATAATCGCGTGGCTCCCGCCGCTCGCCTAGGCCTTCCGGCGCAAGTCCGGCGCCCGTTCTGCGCTCCTGAATCATCCGCTCGGCTATTTGGGGCGCGTGCCAGCGACGATCGCGGTTGAAGTCGGCCCGAATGTTGGCCTGTTCTTCAGCCGGGAGAGCCATTAGCCTATCGTGCGTCAGGTTGTAGGTGTCTTGCAGCCAAGTGTCAAAGGTCTGCGTGCGAGGCACTTCCAGGCGGCGTTCGGCAGGAGCCTCTGGGGTGACTCCGGGTTCTGCTGGCTCTGCAAACTTCTTCCGAGATTCCACCATCTTTTCCAGCACGGTTGCTTCCGTGAGGCGATCCAACGGAACCGCAAGTGTCGAGCCGGTCTGCGGATCGTCGAATAGGGCTGAGTCTCCGATTTCTCCGAAACCCTTTTGGACGCCGCGCCACTTCCCGCCAGCCGTCTCGACGATGTTACGCATCTGATGTTCGGAAAGTTCGACCGGAGTTACGGTCTTTGCTTCTCGAGTCGGGTAGACTCCTTTTGTCCGAATTCTCTTTAATTCAAAGTTTAGCGTGTCTCTGTACGTTTCCGGGGCGTACTCACCCTCTTGAGCCATTTGACGCACTTCGGCAATTTTGCCTGGGGTGAGCCGTTCAACTTCCTTTTCCAGGAGGGCGATTTCCTTGCCCAGGTTCCCCTTGACTGCCGCGTAGGGGCCCACTGGAACCTCAGCTTTTGGCGCTGGCTGCGCTGGTGGCTTGGCCAGAGGGGTAATCGGCTTGGGGGCAGCGATCGCTTCTGCGGTAAATTCTCCTTGCGGTGGAGGGGCCGCAGCCGGCTGTATCGCGGGAACCGGCTGCGGCGTTACTGGGCGCGGAGGAATAGCGGCTTCGGGCGGAGGTTCTTGCGGACGAAGATTTCTCGGCAGCGGAGCTGTTCCGCTGGGCTGGCGCCGCAAGACCTCAGCGACAATATCCTCGCCAACTGCGGGCGGCTCGTATAGAACCCGTCCGTAAGGCCCTTCGGGACGCCGGACGCCAAACTCAAAAGCGGGTGCGGGACGCGGTGCTGGCGGGATTGGTTTTGGGACGGCTTGCGTGCCCACCAGGGCGGTAACGGCCCCTGTAGTGAAAAACCGCTCCGCATTCTCCGGCGTGGGCTTCTGGAGAAATTCTTTCCCGGCAACTACGGTCTCTGCCCCCATCGTAGGCAAAAAACCAAACTTCACGAGCGCTGGAGCCGCTGCTCCCCCAGAGGCAATAGTGGCCGCTGTCGCTGCCAGTCCCGCCGGGCTCTGGAGGAAATCTATGACCCCCGCCGCAGCCCTGCCAGCCACGCCGACTGCCTGCTTTGCTATGCCCTTAGGCGTAAATGGTTGGCCTGGCTCCGGGAGATGCCGCTGTGCGACTTCCGTAGCCGTTGGGAGGCCCATCTGCTGGCTGATTGGCGCTAACCTGGGGGCCACGGCTCCGAGCACGCGCGAGATAGGGTCTGTCTGCAAAAACCGTTGCGTGGCAGCCTGCGCACGCTGACCGATGTGCGGCTTCGCCGGGGCTGCGATTTTCCCAGCCATGAATTTATCTACCCGGCTGGCTGCGGGCGGCGTCTGTTCTAGGGCCATGAAATCGTCCACGCGGTTACGAGGTGCTGCTAGTTGCTGCCCCGCCATGAAATCGTCAACTCGCGTCGCCATCAGAGAATCGTGTAGCCTGCTGCCTGGAATTCAACCTCCGCAGCTTCTAGGGGAATGCCCTCTTGGTCCGCAAACGCCTGGACTTGCTGCCTGGTGGCCTGCTTGCTCGGGGTCTGAGCCGCAAGCGCCCCCGCCAACTGCGGGGCGTTCTTAGCTCCGCCCATCAGCGCGATCCCCTGCTGCGGCGTCAATTCCATCGCGTCCACGCGCCGCGCAATGTCGTTGACAAGGTCTTCCGTCACCTGCGGCGTCAGGTTCCGAGCCTTGGCTGCCTCACGCAGCATTTGGTTATAGCCTTCTGGCCCCAGCCGCTCGTAGAGTGTGCGAGCCTGCGCTGGAGGAGCTTCCGCTCTGGCAATTTCCTGCCCGGTAGGGCCAAACCGCGTTTCGCCTGCGCGGAGAGTGAACGACTCTGGCTGCGCCGCTGCAATTGGCGGAGGAGGCGGTGGCGTTTCCGGGTAAATCGGCTGGTTCAATTGTTGCGCCAGCATTGCCAAGCCCTGCGTCGAGCCGCGAGCGTACCCCGGACCTTCTGTACTTGGCGGCTGGTACTCGGGCTGTCCTGCCGCTGCCGCCAATTCCTCGATGATCTGCTGGGCGGCTTGCGCGCGCGCGCGCATTCCTTGCTGCTCTGGCGAGATGTAGGTCCCTGGGCGCAGCGTGTCTGGCAGCATCCCTTGTTTGACGATCTCGAGTGATCGGGCCGCCCTTGCTGGATCGTAGGGCCGCGCTCCTGGCTCCCGGCCAAACTGGGCGTAAGGTGGCAGTGGGGCCGTCAATTCCTCGGGGAGCACCCCCATGGGATTTGTCAGGTAGAGGTTCCCAGGATCGCGGCCCGGCAGCAGCCGCGTATCTGGCCTCAATCCGTATGGCAGTGGACTCATTCCCATAAACGCCTCCCTCCGACTCAGCTCATGGTAAGAACGATGCGAACAGCGGGTTGTTCTTCAAGTTGCCGCCCCAGCCGCGCTGCGAAGACGGTGCGGGCGCCGCTCCGCCTCCCCAACCACCGGGGCCACTGGGCGCAGCGGGTGCGCTGGGCGCTGGCTGACGCTTAGGCATGACTCCGGTTCTGGGAACGCCGCCAGGGCCTCCTCCTACCCCAGTCCCGCCACCGCCCAAGCCACCACCTCCAACTCCGCCAGCCGGGGTGCTGACCTCCGTTGTTTCCCCGGATGTTCCACTTGTGGTGCCCGTTGTGGTGCCCGCCTCCGTTGCGGTCCTAGTCTGTTCAGAGGTCCCCGTGTATTCTGGATAGTTGCCCAGAATCTGCGCTATCAAAGCGTTGATCTGGCCCTGCTCGCCCAAGCGCGCTTGCGCTATCGCTTGCGTCGCCGCCCGGCGCTGGGTCTGGACTCCCAGCCGCGCCCCCAGCGCCGCCTCCGAAGATTGCCGCCCCGCTTCCTGTTGGATGCGCTCCAGCGTAGCGTTCAAGCCTGGGGCGTAGTTCCCCCGCGCGGCCGCCGCCCGCAGGAGTTCGTCCTGGGAGCGGTCCATCACTCCGCGCACTGGCCGTTGCGCCACACCGATAATTCCAGCTTCCTCCTCCGGGCTGATCTCCATCGCTGCCCGCTCCTCCGGGCTGTACCCGAATTCACTGCGTCCCATCAGGCGTCCAATGAGGTCCTGGAGTTGCGCTCGAGCCTCTGGCGGGAGTTGCCGCGTTTGAAGCGCGTTGATCGCCTCATTCAGTGCGTTCTCAGTCGTCTGATTCATCGTGCCGCTGGTTATGCCCCTCTGTGTGGTTCGGCTGGTCGGATAGAGCGGCCCTGGCAGCCCTCCGAGACCCCCGCCACCACCTCCGCCTGGCGCACTCATAACCTGGTACTGCATCCGCCCCCAAGGGTCGGGGCCAACGGGCCTGACTTGATATCCTGCCTTCGTCAGGCCGTCCGCTTGGTCCTGAAACACTACGCCGCCGACCTGATTCGATCCTGGTACTATTGTCGAGCCAAAAGGCATAATCGCCTCCTATGGTTTCACAATCGAGAAGCACGCTCCGCCAATGAACGCTCCGCCAGCTCCGGTCTGGGCGATTTCGAGCGAAAGCGTCTCACCTTGGACCAAATTCAGCGTCCCAGCGCCCGTAACGATGCCGGTAGTCGCTGCGGGAACGGTCGCCGTCATGGCAGAGCCAGCCAAGTTTTCCCGTATGGTCAGCACGGTGGATGTTCCGACACCCCCCGCCGTCCCCACATAGACATAAAAACCAGTAGCCGTGGCAGCGGCAATCGGGAAGGGCGCGGTCGCGTTGACTTCCGTGGTAGTGTTCGTCCCCTCCAAAAGCGTCAGGTAGTTCGTCGTGCCCGCTCCAAAGCCTACCGCCACGGGAATGCAGACTTCCCACTTGGTCCCCGTGGCAGCCGCTTGGCCAATGCCCCAGATCTGGATGTTTGCGGAAACCGAGGCAGGCGCGTTGTTGACGACCTGGATGGCGGTCCAGTCGGTAGCGCCAGTGAGCGACGCAGTGTTCACCAGCTCGCAGTAGATGCCAATCGGAGCGCCTGCCGGGACGGTGATGGCAAGCAAAGTGGCCACACCGCTGTCCATCACCGTCAGAACGAGCGTTCCGGTGCCTGGCTGCGCTGAGGCGGTTGTCACGCAGAAGCGCGATAGCGTCATGCTGAAAGGAACCGGAAGCCCAACGTTGCCTTGCGTCGCACTGACCGCAGCGTTTCCGACCATCCCAAAGTAGGTTGTCGTCGCTGCGGCCACGGTAGCGCCCCGTAGCCCAATCAGCGGAGCCGCTGTGCCGTCCGGCACAAACTCGGCTGACCAACCGCCAAAAACGCTAGTAGCCGTCGCTCCCTCGCGCACCGAACGGACGTTGTAGTACGTCCCCACCTCCAGCCGATCAAAGCCCACACCATCAGTGTAAGAGGCTTGCGCCTGGCCGCTGAAGACCGTCACCCCGGAGCGATTGGCTGCGTTCACGTGCAGCGCGTTGTTCGGGTCGTGCCCAAAGCGCGCCACAGACCCATTCGCCGCAGTAGCGGTCAGATAGACGGAAAGATTCCGAGCGTATCCCGCAACCGAGATGGGCGCATTCAGGAAAGTGGCAGAGCCGCCCGAAGCCGGCGGGAGAAACTGCGTGGTGGCCACAGCGCCCATAAGCCCGCCCACCATGTTCCCAAAGGCGGTCGGAGATGGCGCGTCGGCGTTACAGTTGTTGCAGGAGATGGTGAACACCGAATCGGTCAACAGCACCGCGATGGGACTCACCCCGGAGATGGCCTGCTTGATCTGGTCAATCAGATTGATCTTGTTCTGCGAGAATAGCGCCGCTGCCCCCAAAGTCAGGCCCACGGCCAGCGCCACCAGATAATGCCTTGTCCTCACGCTTTCACGTACCTCACTTTCAGCCTTCCGAGAGTCCTTGGAGCGGCAGCCATTGTGATCGCGGTCCCCGCCAGCGTGAAGTCCCTTCCAGTTCCCTGCTCCTGCTCCAAGCCGTTATAGGTCAGGATGAACCAAGCATCGGTTCGGGGCGTAAAAGAGATGGAAAACTTCGTGTTGGCGCCATCAATCGCGCCCAAGGGAATCTCTTCGACCAAAACGATGGCTTGCGTCTTGAGGATGCCTTGCTGTTCCAGCATCCTCCAAAGCAACTCATAAGCCTGTGGGAAATCTCCCAGCGGCGGGCCGTTGAGCTTTAAGCGGCCCCTGACCTCTTCCATCTGAACAGATAAATCCCTGAAGTAGTTTTTGAAGTGGTTCAATTCCGGGCCGAATTTGCGGAAATCCCTTGTTTCAGCCATCTCAGTAGGCGCGAATCCCGTCTCCCTTCGCGAAGACGACGAGTCTGCTGATCTTCGACGCCGCCGCCGCGTCGTTGTGCGAGAATTCCAGAAAAATACGCTCCTTTCGAATGTTCATCCTTCGGAACAGGTCTTTCTCTGGCGCTGTCGCCAAGGTAAAGCCAGTGAACGTTTGCAGCAGCGTTCCGTCCGGGCCGTAGGCTTTCAGGTTCAGCGTGCCGCTGCCGGTAACATGCATGTCGAAGCCGCCAAACAGATTCATTCCCACCACTGCTGGCTCCAAAATGCCCTGCCGATTGGCGTAGTCAATCGCTGTGCCGTTGTCCGTAATTGCGGACTCCGAGAACTTCCTCACCGTGCTCGCCGCCGTCGCAATGAAGATGTCGGGGTAGTCCACGATGAACGCCCTCCACGCCGTTCCGTTGGTGTACCACACCGACCACTTCGTCTTGGCCCAGCCGTCGTTGTAGTCCACCACAAAAACTTTGTCTGGCCGGGTAGCTGATCCCGTCGGAGTCAGAAAGAGAATCCGACGGGCCACAGTGTCAATGTAGACTTTGCTCTCCTTGAGTTGGGCGATGTTCACGGTGTCCCAGGTCGGCTGAATGTCGTGGCTGATTTTGCGGGGCGGCGCGCCAGTGAAGAGATACAGCCCGCGAAACTCCGCAATGATGACAAAATCTTCGTCAGATTGGTGGCTCACCCCGGAGATCGAGGTCGTGCCCACATCCTCCGAAACCACCATCAGAGGCCAGGAATTCGGCTCCAAGCCGTTGTCGTGCGTGGCGTAGATGCCGAGTGTCTTGATGAAATAGAACACCTCGCGCATCTGGAAGGTCTGCACCAGCCGGAAGCCGTCATCGTGTTTGATGTCGAGGAAGCCCGTGTCTCCCCGGAAACTCTGCGGCGAGGTCAACTCGGAAACGTAACTCATCGTGCCCGCCGCCGAATTGCCGTTGGCAATCAGCCGCTCGTGGAAGATGCGCCCGGTAGAGAGGGATGGCATCGGCGAGGTATACTGGAAGTGGTTTGTGAAGTCGCGCTCTTCCCGCAAGGTCTCGTCGGCAATATCAACCGTGCCGGTGGCCGTGGTGTTGTCGCTGATCGTCAGCGCCAGGAAGTATTTGTCCAGGCCAGCCTCGGTCATTATGATGAGACGCTTGGTGCATTCGGCGTCCACATGGCCCGCGCCCGCTACCCAGAGTGGAACGTTGGTCAAGCTGATTTTCAGCGCGCCCGGCGCAGTGTAACTCACGACCCCTGTCGTGGGGGAAGACTCAAACCCGCTTCTCGTGACGAAAACAACTTTGAGTTTGTGGACGCCAGCTGTAACCTCACCTGCCGCGCCATTTGCCGCCGCCATCGTCCCAATAGCGGCTGGGATAATCGTGATACGGTCTACCCACCCCCCGGAGATGCTCCAGACCCGCGCTTCGGTTACGCCGTAGTTGCCGTCTGAGAAGAACAGGAAAACCAAAGCGCCGTAGACGATTGCCTGGAAGTGCGTTGGCGTCCCTCCAGGGTCCACCACCAGCGTTCGCGCTCCGCCCGTGGAGTAGTAGAGTTTGTTGTCCTGCATCAGGAAGAGGTAGTAATCCGTGTCGGCTACCGTGATCTTCTCTGCGTGCAGGACATCGGTTCCCCCGCCAAGATCAAAGCCGGCCGCAGTGCCGGGTCGAGAGTCCACGCCACCAGAGTCAAAGGCGGCGTTATTGCAGACAGGAGCGTAGTTGGGGGGACAATCCTGGGCGCGGAGCGTTGTGTACAGCCCCATGAACTCTTCGATTACCTGTGGGCGGAAACCGTCGTAGACCGGCATCGCTCAAAAGATGGGCTAGCTGGGGGAGAGAAGGTAGAGCCCCAGCCAGCCGCCCGTGGCGCGCGGGAAAGCGATTACTCCTTGTAGTGATTGTCCGAGAACTGCATCGAGACAGTCTGGAGATTCGCCACTGTGTCGCTGTAGGTCGTCGCGTTGGTCGCCGTGCTGAACCAGTTGTCTGCGACCAGGCCCTTCTGGGTTGTCATCACCACGATGGAGCCAGCGTTCAGGAACTTCAGGCCGTCTAGCACCTTGTTGTGAGCATACTCAAACTCCTGATTCCAGTGGACCGCAGCGTTGTTGGGGGCGTTCCCCTCGGCGTGTTCGATGGCATAGGTGCAGCCACGAAACCGGCAATTCAGCACCTTCAAGTAGTGCTGCTGCTTTGCCAGGATGCCAGCATCGAAGGTGTTCGCCCCGCCGGTTACGCCGTTGATTGTGCCGTCGAAATCGCACTCCTCGATGCAGCAGTAGTCGTTTGAGTCGCCGCTGATGGCGTACTTCGCGTTGTTGAAGTTCGTGAAGCAGCACTGGGACAGGTGAATCCAGTTGCCCGCGAACCCGCTGCCGACTCCGAATTCCAGAGATGCTTTCGTGGCATCGCCTCCCTGGAATCCCATCCCCATGATCCGGCAGGGCTGCGAGATGATCCCAGCAACTCCGGTGTCGTTGTTGACGTTGAATCGCTCACCCCGGCTGTAGGAGTTGTAGCCAATGTCCATCGTCTGTACGATGATCCCCAGCTTGTTGAAAAGGACCGGCGTGGTGACGTTGTGGGTTCCCCGAATCACGATGATTCGGTCTCCCACATCGTCTTTGCACATGTCAATTGCTTTCTGGAGTGTCTTGAAGGCGCCTTTCACGCTTCTGCCGTCTCTGGAATCGTCGCCACCGATTTCAGTGCCCTGAACGAATGCGCGTGGGTTCACGAAGAAAGGGTAGCGGTTGCTTCCCGAAGCACTTTGATATCCGCCCATCAAAGGAAGCAGAGCCCTCGTGATGTTCGGGAGCATGATCCTGCCCGGACTTACTTCTGGGTATGCCATTTTCTATCCTCCAAATTGGTAGTTCGGCCCTTCGGTCTTTCGCGGAGGGGAAAGGGTTACGAAGAAGCGATGGTAATTCGTCTTGCTCCCACCGCACCGCTGGGCGTTGGGCGGATGGAGATCGCCTGGCGATCTTTCACCGCGATTATCAACGCATCCAGAATCCGTTTCTGATACTTCCGTTCAAACCTGTCTGCCTGGCCGCTGCGCTCCGTGCCCATGCAAGCGTAGTGCGCCACACCCGCTACGATGGCCCAATAGTATTCTTCCCCCGGCATTGCTCCGGCCACGGCGTATGCCAAGGTGCGCCGGTAGCGAATCAGAAGACTCCGTGCCGCAGTGCAGGGGTTCACCTTAAGCACGCCGTCGGACCACTCCCACTCACCAAGCACGGAAGGCGCTTGCTGCGGCGGAGCCACCAGCCTCCCGACTTGAGCCATTGGAGTCCACTCGTCGCCCGCTGTAGCCTTCTCCCAAATTTCGAGCGGCGAGCCAAAATCTGTGATGCCGGTCAGAACAATGCTGCTGGCGTTCGCCACGTAACTGACGGCCTGCGTTGTCGTCTCGTGTTTCGGCAGAGAGTGTTTTGCGAACTCATCCTGAATCTCGCCGACGACGAAAGCGGCAACAGGCAGCAACTTGGCGTCGCTGTACTCCGTCGTGTCTGACTCATTCAGCCAGGCAATGCCTCTGGCGTCCGCGAAGGCTTGCGCGAATGTTCTAGTAGCTATCTCGCTCATTTTGTTCCCTCACGGCAACCGCCGCTTTCCAGGCACTTCGCGTATTTCTCCCAGGTGTCGCAGCGCAGGTCAATCGGCGTACCCTCCCGACGGCAGGACAGGAACGGGCGCTGACAAGCCTCCACTCCCTTCGGCTCCACTTGGCCCTTCGCCGGCAATAGCGATAACGTCAGGACCACAAATGCCAGCACTATGACCATCAGGATTGCTGTGATGAGCTTCATTTGAATCGGACTCCGTTGAACGCGCTCCAAACCTGCCAGAGCATGTAACCGCCGACCATCGCCGCGCAGAGGAATGCCACCAGGATGATCCAGCCCAGCGGACCGAACAGTCTCCGCAGCCGCCTCATTTGCTCTCCATCAGTCGGCTGATGATGACTTGGTGCGTGCTGGCGGCGGGCGCATCCTCATCCATCGCTGCAAACGCTACGGAAAAATCGGAACTACTTTCCGTGTAACTCATTCCGGCCTGTGGCGTCGCGCTGGTTTGTATCAGGAATGCCCCTTTTGCTGCCATATTGCTGGCATTGCCACCACCTGTAGTGTTGGAACTGGTAATCGTAAAACACGTACTGCTGACCTGGCCCGTGCACGTCGCATCTGGAAATTCAAGCCCCACTCCCATCACCGCCAAATGCTCCCGATTGCCGCTCGATGCGGCGCAACTGTCAGTTCCGGCGACACCTGTACCACCACCTTCAAATTTGCAGACGACGGAAACCACGTTTCCCGCTCCAATGGTGTATTCCCAACAAGTTATGGCCTTGGCGGTTCTGGCCGACGCCAGATTCATTGTTACGTTGGTCGCCGTGGTAATGTTCGTTGTCGGGACCGTGTACTGCGTGCTCGCGCTCACACCCGCATTGGCCGCTCCTGGGTCCCATTCGTTCTCCGCCGCTTCTACCCAGGTATTGCCCACAGCATCCGTGATTAGGTTGATGTCATTCGCCACCCCATCGCCATCGTTATCGGCGGCGACCGCGCAGACACAGACGTTGCCCGCTTCGCATGTGGCGGAGAAGTTGAATACCTTCGTAGCCTCGGAGACTTTGCTTTGTGCTGTGAGCAAACTGCCAATGCTGGCCCAAGCCCCCCAGCAAGGTGCGGCCAGGAGTAGAGCGAAAAGAAGATTAAGTAATCTGCGCATCAATTCACCGCCGCGATGATATGGATTCGCACCACGCCAACCGTTCCGACGACACCTGTGATTTGCAAGTTATGCGGCACCTGAGATGCGATCCCCGCATCGCTGAAAGATGTAGTGCTCTGCGAATCGGTGTCGCAAACCAAAGATGCAGTCAGGCTATTGACGCCCGCCGTGTTCGGGGTGGCGATGGCCCGCTCGTCTAACTGGATCGTCACCGAAGTGCCCGCGTCAATCGAGCACTCCACCTCTCCGAGCGTTGCAGCGGCGGGCCAGTAGATTTGAACCTTGTTGGTGTCCCCGGTCGCGGGAGCGAAGATATTGATGTCCTTGGTGATGGTCTTGTTCGCCGTCGCCAAATCATTCGAGTCCACTGTTCCGTCGGCAATCTCGCCACCGAGTCCACCGTCCACAGCTCCGGTAGCCAGCGCCGCATCTCCTACGCTGCTGGCAGTATTCAGAGTGCCCGTCGTGGCGTCTATGTCGGCTAGGTTCAGCGGACCCCAGGCATAGGTGCTTACCCCGGTGACGCGCAGGATCGCCCCCACCACGGCAGAATCCGTGATTGCCGTAAACGCTGAAGTGCCGGTGCCCTGGAGCAGCCCGGTGAGAGTGGTCGCTCCGCTGCCGCCCTGGGCCACAGTGACCGCCGCATTGGTGGTAAGCACCGTCGCGCTGGCGTTCGGGTAGGTGAAGCTCTTCAGCGTAGTCGCCGGACCCGTTACCTCGAAGAAGCCGTTGTTGGTTCCTCCTTGCGCGCCAGTCACTAGGGCATTCGTTGTCAAGATCGTGGCTGAGGCGTTCGGCAGCGTAAAGGTTTTCTCGGTAGTCGCCGGGCCGCTAAAGAGCGTGAAGCCATTTCCGGTCCCGCCCCTGGCCGAACCGAGAATCCCCGCCCAGCCCAGCGTAAGGTTCTGGGTAGCGATGGAACCGGTGACATTCGTATCGTTCGTGACAGCCTGAACGACATTGGCGTTGAGTCGCCCCGCCGCCAGCGTGCCCGCCCAGCCCAGCGCGAATTCATGGTTGTTCGTGGCAGAGGTTATAGCCAGCGTTACATTGGTATCATCCACCTTGGAGAAGGTCTGCGTCGCCCCGGTCTGCGTGTTCAGCGTGGTAATGCCCCCGCCCGAAGGTGTGGTATCAATCCACTCCGCCGCCGTATCGCAACCTCCGGCAGTCGGCTCACACATGAAGTTGCGGTTGGAGTCCTTCTCGTAGCAGAACTCTCCATCGAGGCCGTCCGTAATCGCTGTGCAGTCCGTGGCATGTCGCACCGCTTGCAGGAAATTCGCCCCCGCCGCATGTGTCGTGGTGGCGATTCCTGCGTCCAGTGTCTTGTTGGTCGGCGATTGCGCGTTGGTGGTCCCCATCACCGCGCCAGTTGCTCCGTGTGCCGCCGTCGCCCCAATGTGGGTGTCAATCGTGGCGTGGCTGTTGGTTCCAATGTCTGACAGGTTCGTGTGCGAGCGAGTCGTGATCTGGGTGATGTTGTCCAGCGTGAGAGTGTTGACCACCTCTGCATCGCCTACCACTTCCGAGCCCGCCTGGAGGTCCAGGGCGATGTTGGCCTTGCCGGAGGAGTCCCCGTAGGCGGCGTACTGAAGCGCAGGCGTCCCGGCGTTATCGCAGTATTGCAGCGGCGTGGTGTGGACCTGAGTTTTGCCCTGAGTCGCCGCCCCGCACGTAAGCGCCCCACTCGCAAGAAAATTCGCTTCCCCGCTCGCTGTCGCTAATGTCGGCGTGGAGCCTTCCGTCGTGGCGTCGCCAGTCAGTCCGGCCCCGGCGGTAATTGTGGCCACGTAGTTTCCGGTCGTGTCGTCCGTGAGCGCCACGGCGTTCGCTCTTACCAGGGCGGAAATATCATTCGCGGTGTTGACGAAGTTGATGTCGCCGGAATCCTCGAAGCGCCCGGTTGTGGCGATGGCCGTGAACGTGCCGAGGTTATCGCCGTCCTCCACCTCCATCGAGTCACCGCCAGCCCCTCCCTGATCGGCCGTGCAAGTGACAACGCCCAAAGTAGACACTGCGGATACCTTGTCCGTGCCTCCGCAAGCCAGTGGTTGGACGGCTACGCTGTCGGCGCTGGGGATGGTGAAGTTCTTGCTGCTCACCGTCGGGTCGGTGATGACGATATTGCTGTAGATATTGTCGTCCGTAAGTCCCTCGAACTTCAAAGGCGTCCCGCCGCCGATGATCTCTTTCCCGGACAGATTGATCTGCGCCGGGATGCCAATGACCGGTGTCGCCCCCCCCGGTAGAGCTAACCTCGTTCGCAGTGCCGCTGACGCTCGAGCCCTTGCCGTTGAACGTCGTCCAATCAGCCGAAGTCAACAATCCACGATTCACGGAGGAGGAGGACGGGATGTTGAAGGTATGAGTGCTCGTAGCTGACGAGATCCCGAAGTCCGTTCCGCTGGTGCCTGTCGCAAAGGTCTGCGGATCGGCAGTCAACGTATTCAGAGTCGTGATCCCGCCTCCCGCTCCTCCGCCATCTCCCACCTTGTTCCATCCGTCGCCAGTCGCGTTGCAGACGAATAATTGCTGTCCAGCGGGAGTGGCGTCCATATCCAAATAAAGGTCGAAGTTAGCCGCGCAGGTAGTTGGGGGCGTAGCACTCTTGATGATATGGCGCATCTGCCAAACATTATCGGACTGACAGATATAAAGCCGGGCTTCTGTGGCTACGTATAGGTTGTAGAAGGAACCCTTCTCACACGTTGAAGGAAGGGAAGTGCCACGCGGAAGCATTTGCCCCGCAGGATCATTCTGGGCAAGCAAGAGAGCCTGGAAAAGAAGTAAAATGAAAAATCTTCTCATGTTAGTTCACCACCCAATAATTCAGACACGCTGGATTCGTCGTCGGAGCCGCGCTCGCGGTAATGGTGAATGAGGTCGCCGCAGTCAGGGCCGTAACGGTATAAAGCCTTCCGGTCGTCGTGTTGCAAGTAATAGAAAACTCTGTCGCCAGATATGGCGCTTCCTGGATGAAGATGCGGCTGTTGGCTGTTACCGCCGTGGTGCTCACGACCACTGTCGTCGCGGCTGCGTCTATGACCACAGCCCCTGCTGCCGCGGCCCCGCACGCCGCCGCGCCCGCGCTATCTGCGCAGTTCGTCGCCGTAGTATATGCTGGGGATTGTATCTTATTCTGAGTTATAACAAAATTCCCCTGAGGAGTAAGAAGAATATTCCCGGTAGTGAAATCTCGGTAGAAACAACCCACACTGCAATCCGACTCCGCATTCCACCAAATTCCTCGGTGTACGTTGTTCAGTGCAATTTGAAACGAGATGTTGCCGTTCAACCCAACCGTGCCCCCCTGCGTTTGGATGGCATAATTAGTTGCCCCGCCAGTTTGCGATTCCACTAAAATGCCGTTCCGGGTCGTAATAGTTCCGCCAGTTTTTACCGGGGTTTGAATGCGCAGACCATTTGAGGTTGTGGCCGTGCCATTCTGAAAAGAAGTGCTGGCGAAGAAGGAATCTAGGTCTGTGACCGCTCCTCCTACCCCGTTCAATTCTTGATGAGCCTCTATACCGTAACCTGCCACTCTGGTTCCAGCAGTATTGCGAGACGCCACGGCAGCAGACATCCCCCAGATCGTTTGCGTACCCGTGTCTTCAGCTAATCCCTGTGCTCCAATGGCTGACGCCGAAGGATTTACTGCTCGGCCATTCAAGACGGCACCAGCCAATGGGAAATAACCTGTTTGCGGCCCACTGAACAAGGTTTTCAAGGTGTTATCCCAAAACAAATTCGTATTGTCCTGGGAGAGCAAGCCGCCGGTTCCTGCGAAAATAATGGAACCGGCGGTGAAGGTTGAAATGGTCGGAGCGGTTGCAAAGCTGGCTATCGAGAACGCGGAACTGTGGGGACAGGTTGTTACAATGATCTTCGGCGAAGTCCCCCCCGAGAGGATATCCACATTCACAAAGTAGAAGCGGTAGCCTCCCGCAATCGTGCCTTCTGCGCTGGTCGTGTCTGTCAAATTGGAAACCTTCGCAAAAGGTGTGACGGTTGCCGCAGGCCAATTCCCGGCTTCAAAGTCAACATTGACTCCCGTAGGCAAGCCGGTGGTTCGATATGCGAGCCGGACGGAGCCGAAATTCCCCATGTATCCGTCTGCCGACCCAGGCAGTTTCAATTGCGTCCGGCCTGTAGTCGAGAGCGTGGTGTCAAAGCAGGTGGACTGCTGCGCCATCGCCCAGAACGGGCAGGCGAACAGCGCGAGCCAGAACAGGAGTTTCTTCACTGCGTTGCCTCCATTCCCGCCGGGGCCGTTAGGAGTTCCAGCACCGGCTTTGCGAATTTCGCGCCACAGTAGTGGCAGACGCGTGCTTGCGGCCGGATCAGTTCTGCGCAGCGCGGACAGGGCACGCGAGAATTATCCTCACTCGTTTCCGCCTTTTCCTGCGCCAGACGTGGCAGCAACTCGGTCGTGCCAATCAGCGCCACGCCGAACTCCGCAGCCCACGCCCTATCTGACAGGTCAAAGCCAACCTTGATGCCTTCTTTGGAACCTTGCCGCCGTCTGGTTTGCGCGTCGATGACCTCGGTCAGGCGCTTCTCCGCGTAGGTTCGGCGATAGTTCTTCGCGCGGTCCATTTCCTCTTCCGTAGCCAGCGCGCCCTTAATCAGGAGGGCGCCGTATTGCTTCCAGTTGTGGGCAAAATCGTTGGCGCGCTCATGCCCCATAGACGGCACGAGTTCCATTTCGTTGTCCAGCGCCTGATCAAGTGGGAGGACCCTGTCCTTGAGCCTGTTGATGAGGAAGTCGTCCACAATCACAAGCCCGAAGCCAACCTGGACCGGCGAATCCGGCACCCACTTAAACCTCTGCGCCAGCGGGCTGTCCGCCGCGCAATTGCTGCTTTCGAGCAATACCACCTGCTCCTCCGCGCGGTAGTGATGGATCACTCCTGGCGGGGCATAGTGGTAAATCCTTCCGTTTTCGTTGTTGTAGCGGGTCGGGCCGTTCGTCAGTGTATTACCCGAACCCACGCAAAGAACCCTTCCTGTAGCCATTGTTCTCCCTTCGGTTCACAAATTAAGCCACGGCGACCATCGGCCCCGGCAGCGTGCCCCTTCTGGCTCGCACTGCTTCCCGCGTTGCTTTGCGGTCGTCCGCTTCCTGCTGGATGTGCTGCTCGAGCTTTGCCAGGGCCAGTTCGTCCGCTTTCAAGCTGAGGAAAAGCTGCGCAATGTAGATTCCCCAGCGCACCAAGTCCGTAGAAACATCTCTGGTGAAGACGAAAGGCGTTCCCGGGCCATTCCAAATCGCTTCAAAGCCGCCATCGTCCCAGATCGGTTCCAGTTGATGAAGTCCGTTGCCGGCGCCGTCGTAATCCATCGCGGAATTGCCTGCGTAGCCGTTCCTGAACCACCATTCGACAGGATGCCACATTTCCAGCGCGTAAGTGCCGAAGTAAGGCGGCGGAACGTGATAGCGGGGCAGAAAAACTTCTTTGGCGGCGGTTTCAGTAATGTTCCCGTTGCTGTTGCGGACAACCACAATTCTGCCCCCTGAGATCGTGTACCGGGAACTCACGAGCACGAGGCGAAACAGCGGATCGCCATAGTGATTCCTGGCCCCGCCGAAGATGCGGCAGATGCGTTGCAGCCCCGGCGGAGCCAGTACAGTGAAAGATTCAGGGTGGCGGGCGCTAACTTCATGCCAGCCACCCTCATAGCGAAGCAGGTACATGCGTCTTTACGGCAGCGCCAGCGTCTCGATCACGCCCTGCCGTGTGACGTCAATCGCCGCGAGATTGCACATGTAGTTGATGTACCAGCTCGTCGAGGCCAAGTGCGTGCCCAGCGTCGGGTCGGCCGGCCGGAAGAAGATTTCTCCGCCGACGTTTTTCTCGAACCCGATCTCCCTGGTCACCACCCACCGGAATTTGCTGAAATCAATGAAGAACGCCTTCGTTGGATCGCAGTGGTTTCCGATGAGGATTTCCCGGCCCTCGATTTGCCCCTTGCCCATCATCAGGTCGAATTTCTTGTTGACCGCCGTGGGGCCAACGCCTCCGATGATGATCTGAGCAATGTCCTGCGCCGCGTTTTGGTAATTCCGGTACTGCTCGTAGGACATGTACGGGACCAAGCTGCCAGTCGAATCGTCCGCTTCCCCGGAGAACTTGCGGATCGCGTGCAGGAGCGTGCGCATTAGCGGAGCGTCGAGCGTGGCGCCGGCAGCGTCCACCGACTGTGCCCTGGCGTAGGGCTTGGTGCGCAGGATTCCCTGCCAACTGCCCGAGGTGGAACTGGAGAGGTGGGTCGAAAGAGAGTTGATCGAAGCGTTCACGAGGCCTTGGGCGACTACGCGGTCATCCGCCACGTAGCCCGTGATGGCTGCTCCCAAAGTTACTTGCGGGGTTACATCCCCAGGCCGGTTGTCCAGCCCGCCGTCCGCGTTAATCTGATACGGACCGTTCGCGCGCTTCAGGAGCAGCGTTGCGGCGTCGTAGATGTCGTACTTCCCGCCAGGAATCAGCAGGTAGCCGCCATAGGGCTGTCCGGAGGTTCCTGCGGGGTTGAGGTTGTAGGTTGATCCGGCTGACAGGCTCAGCAGGCTGTCCAGAACGCCGTCGTTCGAGGCCGCATTCACCAAGCATTCCAGCCAGAGCTTGAAGTTCCCCAGGGACTCTGCCACTTGGTCTTCAAAAACCGGCCGAATTGCCAGCTTCGTGTTCTTGGCGGCAAACTGGGTGAGTTGCGTGACGTTGTAACCGATGGTGAGGCCAATCGAAGAAACGGTTCCTTTCTTGGCCGTCATCTGGTTGCCTTTGGGGTATGCGCCGTCGTCGAAACTGATGCCCTTGAAGTCGCCGCCGGGGGCTACTTTCAGTCCGAATACGACTGCGCGCGTGTTGGCTGGGATTTTCTCTGCTTGAAGGAATCTGTCAACCACGGCGTGGCCCATCGTGAATACTCCGGGCAAGTCGGCGCTGTACTGCTCCTTCAACAGATCGGAAATGTCTGATAGTGCCATCTGGCTCTCCTTTTGAGCTTCATCCCGTCGCCATCTTTCGAACCCGAGCCATGAACTCCTTCATCAGCGCAGACCCTCGCAAGCCTCCCTGCATCAACTCTTCGCGGATGCGCTGCTTCGCGTCTATCGGGACGCTGCCGCCTGTTGCCGCCGCGCCTTCCGCGCCCACTTCGCGCCTTTCCGTTCCCTGCCCATTCGGGCCTTTCCCGGCCGCGTGGGGTGATTTGCGGGCAAGGTTCAGAAGGGTGATCGTGTGGGCCACCGCGCGCTCCAGCCGGCCAGCCATCGTTCCGTAACGGACATGAAGCTCCGCTACGTCTTTTTGCTGGTCGCGTCCAAAGCCGCGCTTGGGATCTTGGAGTCTCTTGTTCTCTCTGGCAAATACTTCGTCGTTGTCGAGCGTTGCGCCAAGCTGTTCGAGTATCTGGTCGGTGAAAAATTGGCGTTGGGCATCGTCCTTGAATTGCAGTTCCTGAACGATGGGAAGTGCGTTGATCTTTGCGGCGAGGCGGCTATCCACTTCCGTCTGAATCCTCTCGTCGAAATACTCCTGCCTTTCCGAAGCCAGGGATTCCCTCTCGGGATCTTCCCGCGCCGTTCGGCGGGGAGATTGCTGCGCGTTGCGGCGCGTCATTTCCAACATCGTGTCCGCCGCTTCCGAGAGCACTCTGCCCTCGTCGTCGTTTCTTTTGCGGAACGACGAGCTGAAGGCTTCGAGCAACTGACTCAGGATGCTCACGCAATGGTCCTGGTAGATTTGCGGGTAATGCTCCGCTACCAAGTTGAATATCTGCCCCTTACTGCAAGCATCCTCGTAGCTGCCGATCTGAGTTCCCAGACGATCCACCTCACTGCGTAAAACCTCCGCATGCTCCGGCGTTTCCAGCCCATGCTTCGCAAATTCCTCTAAGAGGGATTTGAACTGCGTCCGCTCCTCCTGCGCCTCTTTGAAGCGCGCATAAGGTACTGGACCTTCTTTGGGTGGTTTGCCGGATTCGCCAGGAGGAGCCGGTTCCTGACTAGGTTTTTTCGGGCCTTGCCCCGATTCTATGTCGGCTTCTTTTGCGGGCGTGGCTTGATTCGGGTCGGACGAACCCTGGGAAGCGTCCACCTCTTCCACTACTGCTACGTCCTGATCGTTCTCTGCCATCGAAACGATTCTCCTTTACTCAGCGCGTCATTGCAGGTTGTCCCTGCCCTGGCGCGGGTCCCGGCTGCGGCGGAACCATGGTTATCGCAGCTTCCTCGACGTACCTGCGAACATTCATAAAACCTGTTTGGTTTTCCCGCTGGGCTGCAAAACCTTCCGGCGTCGCGGCCCACTTCCTCAAAAAACTCGTTGCGACTACCGGATCGTCCATAACGGAATCGAATGGGATGGGCGCGCCCTGGAGAAGCAACGGCAGCAGCATCTCCATCTTCCCCTTCATGTCCTGCCCCACCGTCAACTCGGGCAAGCCCTTGGCCCGGAATATCAACTCCGCGTTGTTGGGGTCTCCAATCCACCTCTGAACGAGCGGGTTCTGGCTTTGCAGCAACTCGGAAATGGCCGCCTGTTTCTGCCCCCAGGTCTGCGGGACAGACTCGGACTGCTCCGCTCGCGCGAAGATGCGGCCCTGGCGCGGGGCCAGTAGCGTCTCCATCATTGTGCGGTCCATGCGCCCTGCAACAATCTCCTTCAATTCTTCGTCGCTGCGGTTTTTTAGAACCTCATGAACCAGGATCTCATCAATCTTTGCCAGGGAGCGTTTGGCATTCTCGTAGGGCGGCGCAAGCCGCTGGAGCGCCTGATTCTTCGCCGTGGCGTATTGCTCGGCTGTGCGGGCATTCTTCATCGCAGCGCCCGCCAAGGCCGCAGTCGCCCCTACCAAATGCTCCATCCACCGGAATGATTGCTCGATGAGCGATTGAACCGACGCGCTGATGTCTTTGACCTCAACCTGGTAGACGGCATCGCGCAAATTCATTCCAGGTGGGACCAGGACCGGTATAACCTGAAACGGTTCCGGCTTTTTACCTTGCAGCGCCTCGGGATTCATCAACAGCGAATTCACAAGCACGGGGCCGAAGGCCGCATACTCCACGCCTTCCAATTGCAGATTGAATGCCGTGTCCACTGCAAGTTGGATGGGCACGCCATTCTGCCCCAGGGACGGCGTGTGCATCCCGTCTCCAGGCAAGGGTCGCGCGATTTCGATGTGGTCTGCAACAGCCTCGTCCACGGCGTCCAGGCAAATGTCCCCGGCAAACTGCACAAAGGCGCCCTGGCCGTATTCCGCCAGCATCTCGCGCCTCTTGCCCCTGTCCGTCTCGCTATAGAAAACTTCCGGTTGAAACCACCAGCGGCCATATTCAAAGAATAGTTCGGTGCTGGCGTCGGGCGCGCCGTACTGCGGTGATTTCGCTCTTTGCCGCGCCAATTGTTCCCGAATTTCTTCCGTCTGGCCCACGCCGCGAAGCTCGTCTTCCGAATCCGTGAATGCCCGAATGATGTACTCTCTCTGAACGTCCGTGATGATCGGAACGTATGGGCAGTTTTCGAGTTTCCCGACCCACCAAGGCAGCGGCGATTCCAGAAGGCCGAAAATCTCCACCATCTCGCGGCCCTTGGGAACTTTCTGTTCCTGGACCTCGTTGAGCATTTTGTCAATCGGCTCCGCGTAGTTCTCGGCGTGCATCGGGTCGCCACACTTCGGACAGAAGATGCCGCCCAATTCGCCCCGCTGGGTCATGCCGGGCTGAGTGAAGTCGCCGCACATGAAGCAGTCGTAGCCGGCTTCCCGTACGCGGTAGGGAGTTTCCACTTCCCGCCGTTCCGTGCGGTAGCCCCATCGCGCGCCGTCGCGGACGTGTCGCGCGTAAAGCACCGCCGGGCCGTCGGTAAAGAATTTCTGGAAAAGCCGTTGCCACAAATCGGAGTAGTCAATCACGCTGCGCTCGTAGTCTATGATCGGCTTGGCAATGCGCGCTGCGGCCTTGTCCATCTCCTGCTTTTCGTTTTGCGGGATGAAGACGGAGCCGGGCACGCCCGCCGTGTGAAGCGCGCCATTGAGGATTTGCCAGGCGGCTTGGTAGATGTTGATGTGACGGCGGTAACGCGGCGCAGTTTCTTTGCTGTATTCGGGGAACTCTTCCGCCGCCCGCCAGCGCCAGCCCACCCCATCGTACCAATCCACCGGCTCGCCTTTGAGCAAGCCGCGCGCCAGGCTGACGCGCTTGATGACGGCGTACCGCTGTTGGCGGGTCTGGTCCATCACCCGGTCGCGGTAAGTTCGGAAGAAGTCTGCGATGTCTTTTTCTGGTTTCAAGATCGTCTCAGAAAATTGCGGGCTTTGCCTTTGGATTGGGCGATGCCGGGGAATTTGCGCTTGACAGCGGCGCGCACGGTAGCTTTTTCTTCGGAGGAACCAAACTGCGAAACTCGCTGCAATGCCGATCTGCCGTGGGCTTCGTCCTCGATTGGATATTTCCGCGCTTTACGAAAGACGAAACTTTTGCCGGGCAACGATTCTCTTTTCTCGTATGTCAGCCGCGCCATCTCAATAACTCCTTTTCGCCCGTTTCTTCCGTCGCAGGAAGTTTTTGGCCGGGACAACTCTCTCGCCCTTATGCAAAAACGCGGGGCCTGTCTCTTTGACTTTTCCGCCGTGCTCGTAGAACGGAACGCCGCGCTTCTTTGCTTGCGCAGCCTCTCGCGCTGCCGTCAAACGCCTCTGTCGTTGCGGCGCGGTGCGCTCGTTGAATTCGGCTTGGAGTTTTCCTTGCCATACGTCCGCGTCTTCCATGCGTTTCTGCCGAATGGATTCCTCTTGGCGCGATTCGTATTCGCGCTGACGCTCGTAGGTTCCCCCTTCTCGCTTAGCCATGGCGGACTCCTTTTCTGCGCTTGTTGCGCCGGAGAAAGTTCTTGGCGTTGGCGTGCATCGGCAAGCCTTTTCGCTTCGTCGAGGCGAAGTCGTGCATCTGTTCCTTCTCCATCGAGAGGACGCCCCTGTTTCTTTCGTACAGCTTTTCCGGCGCGTGCTCCGCAATGGCCATCATAATTTGCTGGGCTGCTGATTTAGCGGGCGTTGGCCTTCTCCTTTTCGCTTTCTTCTTTCTGCCGGATTTCGATGTAGCGGCGCTCCGCGTGATCTGCGAATTCCTGCGGCGACATCCGCTCGCGGAAAGAACTTGATCCCGGCTGCGCCTGCGACCGAGGCGAGATTCTTTCTGCCAGTTTTTGGAAGAGCCCGCCGTGCTTCGGAACCGTAGTCTGTGCCTGCGGGATGGGCCCGCGCCAGAGAATCACAAGCAGGGCAATCAGCAAACCGACCTGCAGAAGGCCCAGGGCTATCTCCATGAGAGCACCGCCTCCCTTTTCCGTTTCCGCTCGCGCTCCCAGCGCTGCTGATGCATGGAGAGCGAGTTCAGGTCCATGTCGGGATGTTTCTCCCGAATCTTATGCACTTGTTGCCGCCACGCCACGTTCTCGGAGATTTGCGGAGTCGCGGTCTGGCTCGTCCACCAGTATTTCAGCGCGTCCCAACCGTCGTTGTCTTTGTCCACCAACCCTTCCGAGGGACCTACTTTTTCTTCCCGAACCGCTGTGTTCTCGTTCCGCCTCAAATTCAGCAGCTCCCAAAGCAGGTTCGGGCAGCCTTGCTCGTAGGTCCCTTCGCGCTTCTTCATGGAACCGGGATCGCACGGGAACGGCATATTGCGGCAGACGATTTTGAACATGGGGTCCGGTTGGTTCCAGGCGTCAATGATCTGCGCGAGCAAATTCTGGTCGTGGCCGCGAATTCCGAGTTGGACGCGCGGCATCCCCGCAGAGGCAAACAGCGCCGTATAGCTCGTGAATTTATCTTCGGAGGCGACGTTCGTGTATCCCATCGAGGGATCGCAGAAAGTTCCCAGCGCCTTCATGATCGCCAAGGGGTTCGCGCCATTTTCCTCGACGCACGGCAGCCGCATGGTTTTGATGTGGGCCATATTTTCTTTAGGCGTCAGACCGGAGTGATAGCTTTCCGCAAGCGCGTACCGGCATCCCGTGAAGTCCATCGCGCAAGGCTCGAACGCGCAAGGATGAGCTTTCCCGTAGTCCAGCCCGTTGCCGTAAGCCCATCCGGGATCAGCCTCCCACTTCGGATCGGTGATGACGATTTCTTCCCAGCGCCGTTCGAGCAGTGCGCGCAAGACCCGCTCCCCGCCCGCAGCAGAGTAGTCAATCTCCTGCTCCTGCTGCCACATGGCCTCGGAATACTTCGGTTTTTCTTCCGCAACCCAAGCCGCATCGCGTTGCGGATGCGCGGAGTAGTGGAGCCGAAGAATCGGGATTTTCTTTGAGTTGCTGCGAATCGAAAGGCCATTAGGCATTTTCAGTTACAGATAAAGTCGCCGAACTCACTAGGCCCGGCGCTCGAAAGCATCACGAGCACTTTACACGCCGGGATCGCCGTCTCGCGGTTGCGCTTGAACTCGCTGATGAATGCCGCTTCGTCGATGAGCATCCCGGTCGGGTGATACGACCGCACTTTGTCCGGGTCGCTGGGGATTCCGACGATCCGCGAGGCGTTTTTCCATCGGATCAAATCTCGCGGCAGATCGTCAAGACGACGATCCAGCGGGAATTCCCTTTTCAGCCAGTCGTCTTGCTGGAACCAAAGCGTTTTCGCCATCGAGATCAATTCTTCCGCCTTCTCTGCGGTTTGGCTCTGGAAAAGAAATTCCCGCCCCGGAACGGTGATTGCGGCGTGAGTAAAGAACCCGACGCACGCCCAAGTCCCAAGCATCGTCCGCGATTTCTCGATGATGCGCTCGCGGGCACCGCGCCATGGGTCGGCGGGCAGCCGGTCTCGAACCCACTGGATCGAGACCTCGCGCTCCGGCTTGAGAAAATCGAAGACGTAATCGAGGTATTCGTGTTGCGGGAAGGGATTGTAGGGCGACTCGAAGCCGTGCTCCGCCCAATGCGGGTCATAGGTTTTCGTCGCGTTGCGGAGCCACCACAGGGCATCGCTCTTGATCCGGCCTAGAATCGTCGCTTGGGCTTCCGAAAGCCGTTGGCTCGCTAACTGGCGCGCCGATAAGCCGCTGCTCTTTGGCTCTGCGTTCGAGTTCGAAGAATCGTCTGGCTTGTTCATCGTTCGAAAAGAAGAAATTGTTTTGGGTTGCTCCGGGAGGCAGGGCTGCGCCCTTCTGGAAGTCTGGGACCAGCTTCTCCAGCGCGCCGAGACCGAGTCTGCCGCGGTTGTAATCTTCGTTGTGGGCGAGACCGTCGGAAAGCGCTTCGGAAGCCTCGTTGATTTTGTTCTCGATCATTTTGCCATCGGCAATTTCTGCGGCGCGAGCAGCGATGCTCCGTCTGCGCCCTTCATCGGCAAACTGCCAGCGGAAAAGATTGCGGGGCGTGAACCCGTATTTCTTTGCGACGGCCAGAACGGACTTGCCTTCTTTCACTTCGAGTAACGCGGCCATTTTGTGCTCGCGCCACTCGAGGTAGGCGGCGCTGTCGCGCACGCGCTTGTAGGCGCGACGCTTTGTGGGCCGTGGTTTCTCAGGCATGTTTCACAACGGGTTCAAAGCACACGGAGACAATCCCCTGGGGGCCGCCGTGCTCGGTCGGCGGCGTGGCGCGGACGACCATGTTGAAACAGAGTGAGCCTTCAGCGCCGCCGCGCTGCCGCTCGATCTCGCGCCAGTAGGAAGCGTCCCGGCGTTGGGCCGCAATCTCCTGATGCTCGACCACGCGCTCGCGCTCTGCCACCATGCGGATGGCAGCGCCATAGGCGATCCAGGCAGCAAGACCGCGAGCCACTTTTTCTTTTGCTGATCTCAGGGAAGTGTATGACCGCAGGCCGTTTTCGATCCGAACCTGAATTTTAGACAACTCTGCCCATCGAATTCCGGTTGCCGGATTCCCAGGAACGTTCCCAGGGGCTATCGGCCTATCTGTACGCTGGGTCGGAGCGGCTTGTCAAGGGAAATCTCACGAGGTTGCCCCAGGAGCGACTGGAATCTCGGACTGGAGGAAAGGGCCGGGCGCGGCCTTGAAAGTCGAACCCAGGGCCGTTTCCGCGCCAAAGCGAGCCCTCCCGCAAGCCGCTTAAGAAGTCAAAATGCCTCAATTAGAATCTCCGTTCTCGGATTCGCTCGATCCCGACGCTTTTCGAGCGTCCCCTTCATCACCGCAGCGTCCGAGTAAATCACCTTGGAGTCTTCGAGGCCGTCCAGGATGAGTTTCCAGAAATTGTCGAAGTCGCCACGCTGTTTCTTCGCCAAATACACCACGACGGAAACCTGGAAACGCTTGGCATCAACCCAACGGTGCGCTGCGCAGACCCAGACAGCCTCTTTGAACGCCTTCGCCTCTTTCGTCAGGTAGAATCCGAGAAAGTCCCCGCGACGAACAGGCTTTTTGTAGTGGTTCCCCGAGGGCGGTACGAGCGGAACCACGAACCACACGCTTTTCTCCGGCGCGTTCATTCGTCGTACTCGCCAGGGTCTTCCGGCTCCCTATCGGATTCCTCACAGTTATGCTGGCAGACCCCTCCTAGCATTACGCAATCGCAATCTTCTTGGCACTCAGGACATTCGTGCATGGTCTCGTACCTCCTCCAGCCCGCGGTCGCGGGCGGCGTTGATCCGCGCCATGGCGGTTGGGTCTCCGCTTGGCAAATCGGGGTGAGACTCTTTAGCCTTCTGGTAGTAAGCCTCTTGAATCTGTTCCTCGGTGACGTCCTGGGAGTCCAGCCCCAAAACTTGAAACCACTGTTCCGGCGCTGGCAGGGCTTTGAACCCGGCAAAGGCCCGGTCCAATATTTCGGCGCCGCCATGCCGCTCAATCGCCCGCATCGCTCCCAGAGTAGCAGCGATTGCCGCCAAGTTGTCCGCCACGCGGTCATAGCGGTCAACCGCCATGCAGCGGATCCCCCTCTTCCCGTTGCGCCAATAGACCGCCGCGCCGGGGTCCTGCGGTTCACCGGCGGTCGAACGTGGTAGCCCGTCGAGGCGGAGCTTGACGTTCGTGGAAATGGCAATGCCATCCCGGTCAAACCCCATCGCCCATAATTCGTCTAGCACGCGCTGGAGGGCGTCGGCAACGGTGAGGTCCTGCTTCGGCCGCCAGCCATGCTCCCCCTGTGGATTCCCCCGGCGATGGAACCGGGCCTCGATGCGACTGCGGCAGCGTCGCCAGCCAGCCGGCCACTGGAGCGGATAAGCCTGAATCGTTTCGTGAGCCATTTTGCGCGTGACCTCCTTGACGCTCACTCGCATTCTTCAAACCGGCAAAATTCCTTCAAGAAAACCAGACTGAAACTTCCCACCGGGCCATTGCGCTGCTTTGCCACCGTCAATTTCACCGTCTTGTCGTCCGCCGGTTTCTCGCTCTCGCCACTTTGGCGCGCTGGATGGCTATGGCCACGGCTTTCTTCGCGCCAGAGAAACAACACCACATCAGCGTCCTGCTCGATCTGTCCGCTCTCGCGCAAGTCGGAGAGGCGTGGGCATCCGCCACGTTCTTCCTGGGCGCGATTGAGTTGCGAGACGGCCAGCACGGGCACCTTCAACTCGCGCGCCATCTCTTTCATGGCGCGCGAAATATAGGAAATTTCCTGCGTGCGGGATTCATGCCTGTGCCCTCCGGGAGCCATCAGTTGCAGATAGTCCACGATGAGCAAGCTCAAGCCGTGTCTTTGCTTGTGCCCCTTGGCGCGCGCCGCCATGATTTCGGGCCGAAGATCGCAGCCGTCGTCGAAAAAGAGTGCCTTCGTTGCGAGCATCCCGGCCGCCTGCCCTAGGCGTTGGCGATCCTCGGAGGTCGCAAAGCCAGCCGCCCAGCGATGCGAGTTCACTCTGGCTTCCGAACAGAGCAAACGAACCAGCAGCGCCCGAGAGGTCATCTCCAGACTGAAAATCCCAACGGCACCATCGTGTTTCGCAACGTGCGCGGCAATATTCAGAGCCAGAGCTGTCTTACCCATGCCGGGTCTTCCGGCGAGAATCACGAGTTCTTCTTCCCGTAATCCAAGAATCGTCCGGTCAAGCGCCCGGAAGCCCGTCTCTATGCCGGAGGCTTTCTCGCCCGGCTGAAACAGGGCTTCGACCGAGCCGAATTGCGATTCAATCACTTCCGGCACGGACACAAATCCGCCGCCGCCGGCCTGGGCCAACGTACTCAGGCTGCGCTGGGCTTCTGCGAGAATCTGTTCCGGGGATTCTTCGGATTCGAGCGACCTCGTCATCAAACTTTGCCCTGCTGCGGCGAGTTTCCGCAGTCCGCTCTTGCCTTTCAGCAATTCCACGTAGTAGTCCGCATTGGCAATTTTCGGGAAGCCGTCCGTTAGGCTCGAAAGATAAGTGGCGCCGCCGATAGTAGCAAGCTCGCTTCTGACGGCTAGGGCGTTTGCGAGCGTTACCAGGTCTATCGGGCCGCGCATTCCCCCCATGCGCCGAAAGATCACCCGATGAGAGGGCAAGAAAAAATCATCTGCCTGAAGAAGCGCTGCAACATCCGGGTAGAGGCCCCCATTCGAGAGCAGGATTACCCCCAGGACGGCGCGCTCGGCTTCCACGCTGTGTGGCAGCTCAATCTTTTGGATCGGTATATTTGCCATCATGCACCTTCACGCAATTTTCCGTCCCGTCTTTTCCAACCGACAGGAGCCAGTCGAAATCGGCCACAAAACTTTCATGGCCAGGGTTGTTTTTCAGGCCGCGCAGGAAGCGGGAGCGCGTCAGGTTTGCGAACGTCTCTTGCCACCACGGTTGTTGGGGGAACGCCCGGAGGTATTTTTTCGCTTTCAGCCGCCGTTTTTCACTCAGGCTTTTCACTGGGGGGCATTCTTTCGGCGCCGATTCGTTGTAGAACTTCACGAGCCATTCTGGAGAAAGTAAATCCGGCTTCTTTGGGTCCCCTTCTGGTGAAGAAGGGGTAGGGGAAGAAGACTCTCTTCTCTTCTGTTCTCTTCTCTTCTCTTCTCCTCTCCTCTTAGCCGTTACAGCCTGCCTAAATTTGCGAACTCGCTGGAGGCTGTTATCTCCTTGATAATACGACCAGTTAGTGAATGTAACGGTTACGACCGTTACGCCTGTAACATCGTCTTTTGCCCTCCTCTCATTTACATGTGGCAGCCGCTTTATTGCGGCAATCAACTCATCGAAATCGGCAACTTGGAATTTTGCGCAGAGCCCCCTGGAGGGAGCCGAAATCTGGAGTTCGCCTTCGTTCCCGTGGCGTTTTGTGAAAGCCCCCAGCTTACACCACCGGCCAAAGTCTGTAATGTCGAGGTTGTCTAAGTCAGGATCGTCTACCGCGGAGCACCAGAGTTTGTACCAAAGACCTTGATCTGCCAATCGGAAGCCCCCTAACCAGGCGAGGGCGAAGAATTGGGTTAGGCAACTCCTCGCCCCTACCGCGAGGTCCCGGCAGCCCAGGAGGTGAACTGTGAACTTGCCGGGTCGCTCGAAATCCTATGCTGGCCGCATTTCCGTGTCAAGGAAAATACGCGGTCCTAGTACTTACAATCTCCTTTTCATAAACCACAATCATGCTCGGGAATGGCGCTCCACTCTTGGCATCGCCGAATTTCAGCCTTCCGCGAATGAAGCGGATCTCTTTGGCAAATGTCAGAACAAGTTCATGGAACCATGCCGTATCAGTTCTGGCCGGCAACAGATAAACCGCCACCTCCGCCTCCCAATGACGTTCCAGCCACTTGGCTATCCCGGGGCCATAGGGAGGATTACAAAAAACCCTTTTCCCGCCCCAAGGCACCAGCAGCCGCGCGAGCCCGTCACTCTGGCCATCAATCGGGCATGGGTCAAAATCAAAATGGAACTCGGCATCCAGTCGGCTATAAACCTCCTGCGGAGTGGCCCAGCGATCCGTAGCGGAACTGAAATGGACTTTCAAGTTCACTCATTTACTCGCCGAGAATCTTATGGCGCGGTCCCCATGGGCGTGTCGGCCGCCTTCGTCATTTGGCTGCGCAATCTGCGGTTCTCTTCCACTAGGCGCAGATTCTCCTTGAACAGCCGCTCGTTCTCTCCCCGGCCCACTCGGAGATCATTCTGAATCTTCGCAATCTCCGCCCGTAACTGCGTCGCCGTCGCCTCCATCCGCTCGTACTCCTCCTGGGGACTCCCCGGCGCGTAAACTGAGGTCGTCGCTGTTTTCTTCTTCGCCATGTTCCTCCTTCCATCCTACCCCTACCTACTTTGTGCCCGCTACTTTTCGCTGTCAACCAAATCCAACGGTCCTAGTACTCACAATTTTTTCTCCTGTTTTTTTTCTGCGGCCCTTTATGGGTGCGAAGATGGAGGGACCACGCAGGGTACCCGGCGACAGCGCCGACCTCCGGCCCTGTACCCCGGTCTCCTGATGGCCTGGTGTAGCTGGGGGGAGGGGGGAAAGCGGAACAGGAAGCGAAGAAAAAGAGAAAGTAAACGTGGTTGGCGCGCGTCGTTCTAGTATCTTGTGCCAGGTCAACAACATAGCCCTGGGGGCCGTAGACTGCTATGGTCTGCGGCCCCTTGGCCCAGCAAGCATCGGGCTCCCCGGGCCGGCGCCGACCTGCTCCACCTCCAGGCTCAATACCCCCGGCGCCAGAAGCGCGCGCCCCGCTAACCCATCCCGACATGCCCAAAGGACTGAATGCCCGAAGGGGACCCGCAAGAAAGAGCGAAGTAACCGCCAGCGTTCTGAAAGGGGGAGAAGTCTACAAAATGAAATGGGGGACCGTGAAGAGAAATAAGCGAACAGAAGAAAGAGTAAGTTGTACCCGCCCCACTCCTCCCCGCCCGCCACCGCATGGTGGTTTTAGGATGTCAAGCTCACGAGGCGCTTGTCAAGCTATTTCTTCGGAATTATCTGCTTGACAAACCCACCATTCTCCCATTGGAGCAAGAAATACCTGGGGCAGTATCTGAGGGAATTTGATTGGAGGTACAACGTCCGCAAACTGCCCGACATGGAGCGGGCAGTTATCGCCTTGAAGCTGACAAGCGGAAAGCGATTGATGCTCAAGACTGCGCTGTCAGCGCAAAATTAACCGTTCAGGAACCAGCTTGCGGCGTGGGCGCGCCTTGGCTCGTATTCCCTAGGGGAAGTGTATCAAGAATTCCCCGGAAAGGGAATATGGCAGCACACTATTTCTTGGCTATTCGCTTTTGTTGCGCCAGTCCTAGTACCCACAGGTCCGCATGGGCCTAGTACCACTATGAGTACGGTACTAAAGGCACAATTTGAGGTAGGACCGCGAATTGGTACTTGACACTGTATGCGGGCACTGTATGATGGCGCCAGTAAAACCTAACTAGAGGAGGCCAAATGGAAACCAAGATCATCGAGTACCCCCTGTTCGACTATGAGAAGCAGGTTTGGGTGATCACGGGCGGCGTTTACGCTGATTGCGGACACCGCCCGAGCAAGCCGGGGCATTCCAGTTGCGGTTGCTACGGCAGGGAGCACGGTGGAGAGCTGATGGACGCGGCGACGGAACGGCACCTGCGGCGACAGATCGCAGACGACGAAGGCAGCCAAAAGCAATGACAATCCTCCGCAAAGTAACTGACTACGACCGTGGGTTGTTGCTCATGGAAATGGGCCGGCTCAAGGCGCGGGGCTATCGCTTTGCGGGGGAGACAGATCCCGAGCGTCTAGGCGCGGATGCTTGGGTTCTGGGAGTAAGCCTAGTCGAGGGCAAAGTTCAACAGCCAAAAGGCAGAAAGCAGGGAAGCCGATGAACGAAATCAAACTGGACTTGTTATCCGAATGGGAGTTGGCAGAATGGGTCTGTAAAAGGCTCGGAGCTGGTGCTGACGACAATGAATCTCATATAGCAGAGGCTTCTTTGCTGGCCCGCCGGATGCTGGCGGCGCTAGAGCCAGACGCCATTGTGATACGGCATGACAGCGAGGTAAAGTGTGCGTCTTGCGGTAGCGCCTTTATCAGCTTCAGGGGCATCTTGGCGGACCATGATAAAACAGCCCTGGCGCTGGCCGATGGAAAGGAGCCAACCAATGCCAATTCCTAACTACGATCTTATCCGCCCTGACATCCGGCAGGCGCTCCGGGACTACGCCGATAAGCACTGGCCAGTAGGGCACTTCCTGACTGCCGTTCTAAGCAACAATTTGTCGGCGGCTTTCAGCCGGGCGGATGAAGAAAACTGCGAGACGCTGTTCCATATCTGCTGCTACGTCTACAATGAGATTCCCGGTGCAGCTTGTGGCACGCCCGCAAAGGTCGCTGCATGGTTGTTGCTAATGCGGAAGGAGCAACCCAATGGCTAATATGGCCTACGGCCGATTCAGTAATACACTCCAGGACCTGCGGGATTGCTTTGAGAATTGGGAAGAAAATATATCCCAGGAGGAACAGAACGCACAGATGAAGCTCTTGCGCCTCTGCAAGAAGATCGTAGCAGAATATGGAGAGGAGCAACCGAAATGAGCGACACAAAGCACACGCCGGAGCCAAGGAAAATCATCCGCCTTTGCCTGTGCCTTCGCTGCGGCCATGATTGGTATCCCCGCACGGCCGCTCTCCCCATCCGGTGCCCCCAGTGTTTCTCGCCATACTGGAATCGCCCCAGGGAGAAGAACCCCCCTCATGCATCCTTGGGAACTGAGCTTGCTCTTTGATGTCGAGCTCTTCACGATTAGAGCGGAATGGCACTGGCGCGGGAACCGAGGCGTTGCAGTCTTCTCCTGGAACCTCGTCGGGACCGAGCGTCCCTTTCGGGCCACGCGATACTACGCGCTGGGGTTGAACTGATGCTGATCCGCACGCGCTACCGCGATATTCCATACGCAGAAGTAACGCGGATCCATGAATCCTTGGCCCCCGG